AAACCACAGGCGAACGCAAAGAGAAGACCGAGTGGATCAGCGTTGCGATTTTCAATGACGGTCTTGTGCGTATCGCAGAGCAATACCTCAAGAAGGGTTCCAAGGTTTACATCGAAGGCGCTTTGCAGACCCGGAAATATCAAGCGCAAGACGGATCGGACCGGTACAGCACCGAAGTTGTCCTGCAAGGGTTCGGCGGCACGTTGTTGATGCTGGACGGCAAGGACGGCGGCTCACAGGGCGGCGGTCAATCTGACGGTGGTTACAGCGGCGGGCAGGGCGAAAGCGGCGCTGGCAGCAGTGGTCAATCTGGTGGGAATCAGTCCGATATGGAAAGCGAAATTCCGTTCTAAATAGCTGAAAAGGCTTGATAAAATGACAGAAATGATGCATGATTTAACGGCAGACGGGGCGGCGACAACCGCACCCGAAAGCCTTAGCACCAACCCTTTGAAGGAGGGATTTACAATGCCTGCAAGTGCAGTAACAAAAACCGATATGGATACGCAAGGCGTGATGTTGCCAGCCGATCCGATGGTATCCATGATTGAGCGGGTCGCAATGGACCCGGAATTGCCTATTGAGCGCCTTACAGCCTTAATGGATATGCGTGAACGGCAGATGAACAAGGAAGCAGAGCAGGTTTTCAACCAAGCCTTTGCGGCCGCAATGGGTAAAATGTCTGATGTTCCACGCACAGGCAAAAATAACCACACAAATCAGCGCTATTCCACACTTGATGACCTTATCCGCAAGACACGTTCAGTTCTGGCGCGGCATGGGCTTTCCTTGAACTGGCAAACTGCGATTGATGGTCAAAACATCACAGTAACGGCAATTGTGCGCCATGCGCAGGGTCATAGCATTCAGACAACGCTTTCTGGGCCGCGCGACAACGGCAAGCAGATGAACGCCCTGCAGGGCGGCGGATCAACGGAAACGTATTTGAAGCGGTATAGCGGTTTTTCAATTCTTGGCCTGTCATCTGGCGATGAGGTTGATAACGATGGTCGTGATACTGTCGCGTCTGCAACGATTAGCGCAGAGCAATACCAAGCCTTGCGTGACAAGGCAGAATTGGCTGGCGTAGATGCAGCCAAGATTTGCCTTGCCGCTGGTGTTGAAAGCCTGATGGTATTCCCTGCCAAGGATTATCAGGCCGCAATGAACCGTCTTGATAAGAACATCGCGAGTAAAGCCGATGCATGATCAAGGCACCCCAGAATGGCTTGCGGAACGTGCCGGCAAGGTAACGGCATCGCAAATCGTCAATGTGATAATGTCGCCCACAACGGCGGGCTATCAAAACTACATGGCGCAATTGATTTGTGAGCAATTGACAGGCGAACCTGTTGAAACATTCAAGAGCGCGGCAATGGAGCATGGAAGCGACACCGAGCCACAGGCACGGGCGTTCTATGAATTAGAAACTGGGTTTGACGTAACGGAGGCGGGGTTTATCCCGCACCCGACACTGGCAATGTCTGGTGCATCTTCTGATGGGCTAATTGGTCAAGACGGGTTGGTTGAAATCAAATGCCCCCAGCAAGCCAAGCACATAAAGAACCTGATGGGCGGCAAGATAGACCGCAACTATGCGCTTCAAATGCAGTGGCAAATGCAGTGCATCGGTCGTGATTGGTGCGATTTTGTATCGTTCAATGGTTCTTTTCCAGACCACTTGAAGCTGCACATCACCCGCGTTGATCGTGATGCAGAGGTTTGCGAAGAAATCACGGCGGCGGTTACTAAATTTCTGGCCGAAATGGAAAATCGTTTGCGTGCGTTAGAGGCGCGGGCAGCATGACCGACCATGGCAAGGCATATGTTATATCGCGTCTAAGCCAATGCCCTGACCTCGCATCATTGCAGCGGGTATGGGGAAACATTGGCGTTGAATATCAGCGGAACGTTGATGTCGTGGCGCACAAGGACGCGCTAAAGGCGGGAATGTCATGATGCATCACCGCCCGGCAGTGATGAACATGGATGGCGTCGATTGGGTTGAAAAAACAGCCTATGACGCCGCCATGGATGCGCTGAACGAAAAGCAGCGCAGCGCGAAGTCACATAGCCGATATTTTGCGCATATCGTTGATATGTTCGAGAACCTTCAGGCAGCACACGCCCAAGCGCCATATGCAGCAAACGCAGACGCGTTTCGCAAGCATGGCCTGATTGAGGGTGGGTTCTGTGATGTGGACGCCATGGATCTTGGCACACACGAATCCGCAATAAAGGCAGCCCCTTTTATCGCCAGCACAGCCCGCAAGGCGCATGGATACGCGATAACGATTGTTCGAGGTTCGATGATTATCTGCACCACGCCACACAGTCAGTCTTTCAAGGCGATGGGTAAGGATAAGTTCCATGCATCGGTGCGCGCCTGTGAGGATTGGGCTGAACGAGTTTTGGGGGTCACGCAATGAACCTGATGAACCGCGCAATCTATCAGAAAGACAAAGAGTACCGTACGGCCCGCAACAGTGGCGCCGCCCTACGCAGGACGATCAACGAAATGGAGCGACAGCCATGACAAAGACAATCGTCACTGACCATTTCAGGGAACGGGTAAAAGAGCGCCTACGTGGCGTGGACCCGGACAAGCTGGCCAACGCGTTTACGGACGCAATCGACAGGCGCCACCCAGACGTTTGCTACCAAGGGCGCAACAAGTTTGGCGACAGGGAACCATCCCGGCGGTTTTGCCATTCGGGCCGTGCGTGCGGAAACATCGTCGCAGTGGTGTCGGACGCCACCCACGGGCACCTGACGTTTCTGACCGTTTACCTCGAAGCCCCGTAACCACCAGAGCCTAAAGGCCGCACTTAAACAGGACAGGATCAGGACATGACCAATACTTACGCAATCAACGTGACCAACGGCAAAGAATTTGAAGTCGAGGCCGAATTGCGCAGAATGGGATTGACGCCGTGGGTCGCACGCAGCTTGCACAGCAAGTACGTCAAGGAAAAGCGGGCTTTCTCATGGTATGACAAGCCATATATTCCAAAGCTGGTGTTCTGCGTATTCCCTGCAAACTACTGGACGGACGTCTGCGCAGTAAAGAACGTGGTGGGCAAGCCTATCAGTTTAAGCACGATGGACCTGCGCGGGATTAAGGCGTGTCGCATCGAACGGCCAGACGGGACATTCAAGGACGTGCCAGCTCGTCATGGCTTGGCTGACTTCCGTGATGCCGTAATGGCCGAATACGCTGACCAAGAACGCGCCAAGGCCAATAGCGAGTACGAATGTGAGTACACGGCAGGGCAGGCGCTAAACATTCTATCAGGAGCATTTACTGGCCGGAGCGCCAAGTTCGACAAGACAATCAAGAACGCCCACGACCATTACGCCAAGTTGCGCGTTAGGGTCGAGGCAATGGGCGCGACTGTTGCGGTCGAGTTAGATCCAGATCATGTGCGGGCAAACTAATGTCTTGCTGCATGATGTGGCATAGCATATAAGTTGGGTAACGCATATAGCGTGATCAACTGCGGATCCCTTGAATTTGCTCAGGCGCAGTATTGTAAATCGGCTTCCTTAATTGGAAATTATGCGCCGATTTTTTTACGCATTTCAGAACATATACAGTGGAGGGGTCCAAGCTATGGCTAATCCTGACCCATCACCTAACACCCGATTTGGAGCCGAGAACGGCAACCAGTCTGGGAAGGGTAAGACATCAGAGCAGCGTAGATTTGAAGTTGAAGCCGCAGAAATGTCAGCAAAGCTAAGGCATATGGCGCTTTCCGAAATGATGGAAAAAGCAATACAGGGCAGTAACGCCTTGGATTACATGGATGCGAATGGCCTAAAGCTGATCAAAGACAGCGAAGACCGCGCCCACGGCACACCAAAGGCAACGAGCGAAGTAAGCGGCCCCAATGGTGGCGCTATTCCCATTTCAGAAGTCAAATACACGATTTACGATCCTGTTGCCAAAGATGCGAATTGAACCAAAGGTTGCCAGATGGGCTGTGCCGTTATTAACGCCAAGCCGATACAAGGGCGCAAAGGGCGGACGATCAGGCGGTAAGTCGCATCAGCTTTCTGAGTTCACTGCGGTCGACATGGCAACGCGACCAGACTTTAAGGTTGCGGGTATTCGTGAAGTTCAGAAATCGATCAAGTATTCGCTCAAGTCGCTGTTAGAGCAAAAGATCCACGAACTTGGCGCATCGTATTTGTTTGACGTGCAAGATCAGGTCATCAAGCGCATTGGGCACGAAGGCGTTGCCGTGTTCTTTGGGATGCAGGACCATACGTCCGATAGCGTTAAGGGGCTGGAAGACTTCGACCGGGGGCTGGTGGACGAAGCTAATTCGCTTAGTAAAACGTCAATAAAGAAACTGACCCCGACTTTCCGCAAGCAGGGTTCGGAAGTGCATTTTGCATGGAACCCGCACAGCGAAGAAGACCCCATTGATCGGTTCTTTGCTGACAACGCGGGCGATCCTGACTTTCAACTGATTCATGTGAATATCAACGACAATCCGTTTGCGAGTGAAACGGCAAAGGCTGAATTTGCACGGGAAGAACGCAAAGCCACTGCGGCCAAGGCCCGTATTGCTGTAAAGCAGCGCAACGGGTTTGACGGTGACGACGCAGACTTTGCAATCGTTGACGATTTCACACACGTTTGGCTTGGTGGGTACAACAACCGCTCACAGCGCCTTGTGTTCCATAACTGGACAACGGATATCATCACGCCACCCGATAACGTGGTGTGGTTCTACGGTGTGGATTGGGGGTTTGCTTCTGATCCATTGGCTGCGGTTAAGATGTGCATTTTACCGCCAGACAAGCCAGACGCCCCGCATACGCTTTATGTCCCGCAAGCTATATCACAGGTAGGTGTTCGCAACGAGGACGTGAGCGACTTTCTCCTGACACTTGAGGGGATCGCAGATTGGCCAGCACGAGCCGACAACGCACGCCCCGAACTGATCGACTATGTGCGCCGCAACGGTTTGCCGAAGGTTCGCGCATCCAAAAAGGGCGCTGGTTCGGTACTGGACGGCACATCGTTCCTGCAGGGCTTTAACATCGTGGCCCACCCGGAAAACGCGAAGCCATTCATCGCAGAGCTAAAAGCCCATTCCTACAAGGTGATGAAGCACACGGGCGAAATCTTGCCAGTGATGGAAGACGCTAACAACCATTGCTTGGACAGTGCGCGATACGGCCTTGAGGGCCAGCACCGCAAAGGCAAGCTAATCGTGACGGACGCAATCAAGCCAGCGCCTAAAGCCCGCAGCTATTTCGGAAATTCAGAAGGGGACGGCGCTTGGAAAACAGCATAACAGACGTTGCGACCTTTGAGGGTTGGTTCACAGAATACGAAGACGCAACCATTGCCGCCCGCACAGAGGGCGAACGCGCACGCGATTACTTCGACGGCAACCAGCTTACAGCGGCAGAGATTGCAGAACTGGCAAAGCGCGGGCAGCCGCCTGTCCGGTACAACCGTATTCGCCGCAAGATCGAGTGGCTAAAGGGGCTTGAGGTAAAGCAGCGGACGGACCCGAAGGCATTTCCGCGCACCCCCAAGCACGTCAAAGGCGCTGAATCCATAACGGACGCAATCCGCTTTGTGTGCGACGATCAAGACTGGGACGGCATCCGTTCTGATTGTTACGACAATTTTCTGATCGAAGGCTTTATGGGTGCTGAAGTCATCCACGAACAAAGCGATGACGGAACGATTGACGTAAAGATCAACCATTATCCGTGGGACCGCTTGTTCTACGATCCACACAGCCGCAAGTCTGACTTTTCAGATGCACGCTTCAAGGGCGTTGTGCTTTGGATGGACGAAGCAGACTTTAAAGAAAAGTTTGGTGACAAGGCCGACATTTCCGCCATGTACAACGGCGCGTCCAATTCTGAAACGCACGACGACAAGCCGTCACGTTGGGCCGACCCGAAGCGCAAGCGCATCCGCGTGTTGCTGATGTGGTATCGCAAGGGCAAAGATTGGCACTGGTGTCACTTTGTCCAAGGCACGAAGCTGGACGGAGGCGTTAGCCCCTACACTGACACCAAAGGCAAGACGGTTTGCCCGCTGATTATGCAGTCGGCGTTCATCGGTCGTAACAACGAGCGTTATGGCATTGTGCGCGACATGTTCGATCCGCAGGACGAATTGAACAAGCGCCGTTCCAAGTCGTTGCATGGCATCAACTCGCGGCAGACAATGGGCATCAAGGGCGCTGTTTCGTCCGTTGCTGATATGAAGCGCGAATTGTCTAAGTTCGACGGCCACGTCGAGATATCAACGGAGGCGGTAGAAGACGCGGCCCGTGTTGGGATGCGGCCCTTCGAGATCTTGCCGACAAACGATCAGATTTCAGCCCAGATGCAAATGGCCGAAGACGCAAAGAACGAGATTGACTTGCTTGGCGCAAACGCGGCTTTGGCTGGCGAAACTGGCGAAAGCACGTCTGGTCGGGCTGTTCTTGCAAGGCAGCAGGGTGGGATGATCGAGATTGCCAGTTTGTCTGACAAGCTGCACAGGTTCACACGCGAGATCTACCGCCAAAGCTGGCTGCGTATCCGCCAATTCTGGACCGAAGAACGCTGGGTCCGGGTCACTGATGATGAAAACAACGCGAAATTCGTTGGCCTAAACCGCCCCATTACGATGGAAGAAGCCCTAAGTCAGATGGACCCACAAGAGGCGCAAGCAACTGCGCAACAGTTGGGATTATTCCAAGGCGACCCAAGGCTGCAACAAATCGTCGGTGTGGACAATTCAGTCGAGGAACTAGACGTCGATATCATGATCGAAGAAGTCCCTGACCGCGTGTCGCTCGAGGGTGAAATCTTTGAAGCGCTGATGAAATACGGCCCAGTATTGCCGGCAGAGGTATTGATCGAAGCTGATCCGGTTCTTCCATCGAAGAAGAAGGAAAAGTTGCTCGAAATGCTGGCGCAGGCAAAGCAGCAACCGAACCCAGAGCAAGACATGCTGAAAGCGGTAGCAGAGGCTGACATCGGCCTTAAGCAGTCACAAGCCATGAAATATCAAGCAGACGCACAGCGGTACTAAATGCCGCCTGTCTGTTTGGATAAGTGCCGCCGACTTTAACGGGCGAACCGTGCCGCCGACGATAAGGGCGAACATCGTGCCGCCGACGTTACGGGCGTTTCGTGAAATCACTACGGAAGGTGAAACACCATGTCAGACCTTGATGCAATCATCAACGGGACCAATGAAGCTGTGGAAGCAGTGGAAGTTGCCCCACAAGTCGAAGAAGAAGTAATCGCAGAGCCGGTCGTCGATGAGCCTCAAGTCGAGGAGCCAAAGGCGGAAGCTGCAGCCAAAGAACCCGAAATGGTTCCCTTGTCTGCGTTGCTGGAAATGCGGCGTGAATTGCAGGACGTTAAATCGCGTCTTCCAAAGGCCGAACAGCCCAAAGCCCCTGACGTTTTTGACGATCCAGAAGGATATCAGGGCTATGTCGGCAAGCAAATCGAGCAACGGGCAGTATCGCAAAAGCTGGAATCGTCAAAGTTCCATGCGGAGCGCGAGTTCGGTGCTGATGTTGTTAGCGAGGCTTACGCATACTTCGAAGCGCACCCCGAGCAATCGCAGGCGCTTCTAGGCCACCCATCACCGTTTCATGCGGCTGTTGAGGTCTATAATTCGCAGAAGGTCGCGCAGGAAATTGGCAACGATCCAGCGGCATACGCTGCGAAGGTCAAAGCCAGCGTCCGTGCGGAAATTGAGGCCGAAATGGTGGCGAAGCAGGCCAGAGACAATGCGGGCAAATTCGCACCGTCTATGGCGAATGTAACAGGCACAGGCGGCGGGCCAAAAACATCGTGGGCAGGCCCCACGTCATTGGACAGCCTTATCGGCTGACCCGCGCCACAGATAGAAAGCAAATACAATGGCTGAAACTACAGCAGCAGCGGGCCTTACGGTCCAGCAGTGGGACGATAAGTTCTTCGTTGAACACGTCCAAGGCAACCGTTTCGCAGGCGAAATGGGCACCTCCGAAAACTCGATTATCCAAGTCAATGAAGACCTGACCAAGAAGGCGGGTGAATCCATCACCTTTGCGCTTGTTAACCGTCTGACTGGCACGGGCGTCGTGAACGGTGCAACACTTGAAGGCAACGAAGAAGACCTCGACAGCCGTTCTTACAAGCTGACGATCAAAGAGCGGGCGCACGCTGTTCGGTCCAATCGTTGGGAAAACCAGATCAGCGCGATTGATCTGCGCAAAGCGGCCAAAATGTCGCTCAAAACGTGGTCCATGGAAAGCACGCGCGACCGTGTGATTGCAGCCTTGAGTTCCAAGAATGGCGTGGCTTACGGCACAGCAACGGAAGCACAGAAAGACGCATGGCTTGTCGATAACGCAGACCGTGTTTTGTTTGGTGCGGCCAAGTCAAACGCATCAACCGGCGATCACAGCGCATCCTTGCTGAATATCGACAACACCAACGACAAGCTGACCGCTGGTGCTGCGTCTTTGATGAAGCGCATTGCCCGGACAGCGAACCCCAAAATCGCCCCGGTCATGTCCGAAAAAGACGCGAAGTATTACTATACGGTCTATGTGCCGTCTTTGGTATTCCGCGACTTGAAGGCCGATCCGGTTATCACTGCCGCACAGCGTGACGTATCCTTGCGGATGCAGAACGAGAAGCTGTTCAAGGGCGGCGATATTGAATGGGACGGCATGATCTTTAAGGAGATCGAAGACATCCCAGTCATTGCAGGCGCTGGTGCAGGCGCGATCGACGTGGCCCCTGTGTTCTTCTGCGGTGCGCAAGCACTGGGCTACGGCATTGCAGAGCGTTGGAAGTCTGCCGAAGAAATGTTTGATTACGGCCGCAAAAAGGGCTGTGCAATCATGGAAATGGGCGGGATTGAAAAGATCACGTTCGGGTCCGGCACTGACGACACCGACGATCTGAAAGATCATGGCATTGTCACCGGCTACTTCGCCGCAGTTGCTGACGCCTAATCACTACGAGGGGCGGGGAAATCTGCCCCTTTCATGTGCTTAGGAGGCTTTTATGCAATTCAAGAATACTTCACAAATCGACATGACCCTGCGCGGGGTGGATTTTCCATCTGGCAAGGTCGTTACCGTTGAAAACGCAGAACTAGCGAAGAAACTGGACGCGATGCCAGAGTTCGACGCTGTAGAAACGAAGCGGAAAACAAATGCCAAAAAACGCCGTTGATGTTGTCGCCATGGCGCACCGCCGTATCCGTATCTTATCCGTTGATGAAGCCCCGAGTGCTGATCAAACGGAATTTGGAACAGACATTCTTGACGCTCTTTTTGCGGAGCTAAAGCAAACGGACGGCATGGCGTTTACTTGGACGCTTGATGCAGTCCCTGACGGGGCGTTCCTGCCGTTGTCGTTCCTGTTGGCGACAGAGATTGCCCCGCACTATGAACGCCCATCAGAGCGCCGCTCACAGGCTATGGGACGGTTGCGGGCTTATGCGTTCCCTGATGACAGAGCGGATCGGCGCGACACCGACGACGATGGTGCGGTGACTGATGCTGAAATCACAGCCAATCTTCGCACGGCGTTTTACTAATGCCCCGCGTTCAGTTCGTTGGACAGTCGGCACGCGACCCCGACAACATATCGTCGTCAACATCGCGGCTGATGAATTGCTATCTTGAGCCTGTCGGCGGTCGTTCGCAGATGGTGCTCAAGTCGGTCCTAAGCATGGCACCATTCGCCAACATCGACGGCGTGTTCACGCGGGCGGCGAAAGAGGTCAACGGACTTGTTTACATTGCCCATAACGGCGGGCTTTACGAGGTCAACAGCAACGGCACTGTGGTATTGCTTGGCGCAATTGACGACAGCGAAGACACCACGATTAGCGGCAATGACGGCAAGGTCACAATCGCGACAAACGGCAAATACTACGTGTGGGACGGTACAGACCTAACGCAGCCCACATCGGGCGCGTTCAGCGACTTTGGGTCCGTCACTTATTTCGGGTCACTGACGATCTTGACCGAGCGTAACGGCAACCGTGTGCAGTGGTCAGACGTTTATGACCCATCAACACTGGGCGGTCTTAGCTTTGCAACAGCAGACGCATACAACGGCGCAGTCTTGCGTGCCGAAGCTGTGGCGGGTTCGGTTTGGATATTCAAAGACAACAGCATTGAGCGCTGGTATCAAAACGGTGCGGATCTTGCGCCTATCGCGGGCGGGGCTATCGAGTTCGGGTTAAAGGCGCACGGCCTGATTGCACTGCTGCCAAATGCAGCGTTTTTTGTCAGTTCCGACAGTAAGGTTCGGTTACTATCTGGCGAAATGAAAACAATCAGCACGCGGGCGGTTGAAACGGCCTTGACCGTGAAGAAAGCAACGCACTGCTTTTTCTATCAAGACGAAGGCCATGACATATGCGTTATCCGGTTTTCTGACGCGTCCGCTTGGTGCTATGATATCGCAACAGGCATGTGGCATGAACGAGCCGAAGGGCGGGCTGGCAAGTCTTGGAGCGCAATCGCATCCGTGAAGGCGTTTGGCGAATGGCATGTTGTCACTGCAATCGGGAATATATTCAGCCTGAAGCGCGGTAACACAGACGCAAACCGTCCATTGATCCGCGAGGCCACTGGCAAAACCCTGCAAATTGAGGGCAACCCGTTTGTGGTTAGCCGCGTAGAAGTGCAAGGGCGCACTGGTCGGTCAGATTTGCCAGACGGTCGACCCGCAACAGTTGAATTATCGCTATCACGGGATCACGGCGAAACCTTTGGCGACCCCAAGCCCAGATCCATGGGCAAGGTTGGGGAATACAGGGCACGCATGATTTGGCGGTCCTTGGGCCAATTTCAGCAGCTTACACCAAAGATTACATGGGCGGACGCGGCGGAAATCACAATCGACGCTGACGTGATGGTTGATATCGCATGATTACCCCCCCGCAAATCAACGTACCGCTGACCAACGGCAACACCATGACGCCCGAAACCTATGCAATGCTCACGGCACTTCACCGGGCTATCATCGAACTGCAGACAAAAAACGCTGCACTGACGGCCCGTGTCGTGGCGTTGGAGGCTTGAGACTGGCAACCATAGCCGACCTGCCGCACATATCGGCACAGGCGGCTAAATTCCACGTCTCTGTCGGTCCTGAATGGCCTTGGGACGCGGAAGCATTCGAAAACATTGCGCGGAACTGCATAAGCGGCGGTTTTGCCATGGTTTCAGACAACGGGTTCTTTCTTGGCATTGCGGCACCGTATCCCATCAGCCCGACTTGGGTGCAGGCGCATGAATTGTTCCTGTGGTCGGAAGACGGACGCGGCGGGCAGTTTGTCCGAGCATTTCGCAAGTGGGCAATCGCGCAGGGCGCAAACGAAATTCTATGGAGTTGCCGCGCAGACAACGAGCGCGTGACCCGCTTTTTCAGCAAAATAGCAAAGCCCGTTGGGGTTAGCTTCTCGGAGGTTCTTTAGATGTGTCTTACATTATTAGTAGCAGGAGCGGGCCTTGCGGGTTCGGCCATTTCGGCAAACGCTTCAAAGAAGGCCGCAAGATCTCAAGAGCGGGCTGCGAATAATCAAATCGCTTTGGAGCGCAAGATTTACGACGAAACCAGCGCCAACTTTGCGCCATACCGTGAAAAAGGCTTGGGCGGGTTCAATGCGCTTAACTTTGAATTAGGAATTGGCGACCGACCCGAAGGCTACGCGGGATTCCAAGAAACGCCGGGTTATCAATTCCAGCGCGACCAAGGCACACGCGCAATCGAAGGATCGGCGGCGGCTGGTGGGAACTTGCGATCTGGTGCGACCATGCAGGCGCTGCAAACCTTTGGCACTGGCTTGGCAAACCAAGAATACGGCAATCATCTGAATCGCCTTGGTGGCGTGGCACAGATGGGGCAGGCGGCGGCAGGCAATCAAGCAGCGGCGGGTGCAAACTTCGCCCAAGGCGCGGGCAATGCCATGGCAGCCAAGGGCAACGCAATTTCCGCAGGCCAAATCGGTGTTGGCAATGCGATTAACGGCGGGATTACCAATGCGCTTGAGGCGTACCAATACAACCAGTATTTGAACAAAGCCCCTGCGCAAAACGCTATGGGGTCAGGTCGGTCAAGTTCGTACTTCGCTGGCGGGGGCATGTATTAAGATGCAGAACGCTTTTGACATCGCAGCGGCCCAAATTGGACTGAACGAAGGCAACAAAAAAGCGGCCCTGACCGATTACCTGCAAACTGGCGGGCAAAATCTTGACCCCGCAACCACCGCTTGGTGCGCTGCGTTTGTTGACGCGACATTGCAGCAATCAGGCGGCAAGGGCACGGGCGCATTGAACGCACGGTCCTACATGGATTGGGGCCAAGAGGTGTCCGAACCGCAGCGCGGTGACGTTGCCGTGTTTTCACGGGGCGACCCGAATGGCTGGCAAGGTCACGTGGGCTTTTTCGACAGCTACAATCCAGACGGTTCAATCAACGTCTTGGGCGGCAACCAAGGCGACAGCGTAAGTGTTTCGTCATACGGATCTGACCGCCTGTTGGGCTTTCGTCGCGGCGATCAACAGCCACCACAGCAGGCCAACGGGCAGTTAGTCCCGGCACAACGCCAGCAGCAAGGCCAAGCGCCGCAAAATGCCCTTGCGTCCATCGCACCGCCCCCACGTATGCAGCAAAACTTGCTGAACGCGGCAGACTTTATGCGGCCTACCAATCGCAACGCATTAATCGGAGGCCAGCAATATGGCGCTTAACGCAGGTATCATTCTACAGGGCCAGAACATTGATGTCGTTGGCGCCATGGATCGTGGCGCGATTGCGGGGCAGCGGGCCAACGAATTTAGCCAGCAGAACGCCCTGAACGGCTTTTTGCAGCAAAGTGGCGGCGATGTTATGCGCGGGGATAGCAATGCGCTAAACCAGCTTGCGCAATTCGGTACGGCTGGCCTTAACGCGGCGCAAGGCGTGCAAGGCAATCAGTTGAACATGGACCAGACCCGCCTTGGGATGGATGCAATGCGGCAGAACATGGCGCAATCCGTTGCACAAGAGGGGCGACTGGACCGCCAAGAACAGATGCAAATCCAGCAATACGCCGCAAGTCTTTCAGCCGATCAGGCCGCGCAGGCACAACAGAAAATCGCAGCGGGTATGCCTGTCTTGGCAACGGCGCAAGATCCACAGTCATGGGACCAGATCGCGCAGCAGTTGGGGCAACCCGACCTTGTGGGGCAGTTTGGGCAGCGTGACCGCGTGTTCGCACAGTTTCAGACCTTGGGCGATGTTTTGGCATCACAGCAAGCGCCCACAGCACAATCGGGCATTGGCAAATTCTACGCTGATCAAGCGGCTGGCCTTATCCCTGTCGACGCGCAACCGCCACAGACTGGCACAAGTGTCACGGTTAATAACGCACCCGAAGTCGGTGTGACAGATGACTTCTACAAAAACGTCGATAAAGGGCAGGCAGATATGTATGTCGGCCTTGTCAACGAGGGCGTGTCCGCACCTGCAAAGCTGGCGCAAATTGATCAACTTGAAGCCCTGCTTGACGCATCCCCATCGGGTGCGGAGGCCGCGTTCAAGTCGTTCTTGGGCGGCTACGGTATTGCAACAGCCGGACTGGACACACTGCAGGCGGCAAACGCGATCATCAGCCAGCTTGTACCGTCGCAGCGTCCGCCCGGGTCCGGTACGATGTCGGATGCTGACTTGGCACTGTTCAAGCAATCATTGCCGCGTCTGATCAACACACCGCAAGGCAACAAAACAATCGTTTCCGCCATTCGTGGTATCGCAGTTTATCAACAAAAACAGGGCGAAATTGCAAACGCTGTTATCAGCCGCCGCATGACGCCTTCCGAAGGCCGCGATGCGCTTATGCAGTTGCAAAACCCGTTGGAAGTTATCCGGCGCGAGGGGGCGACGACGATCAGCGGGACTTACACCTTCAACCCCGAAACGGGAGAGCTTGAATAATGGCTGATGAAATCACAGTAAACGGCCCTGACGGTGGCGTGTTCAAATTTCCAGCCGGTACAGATAAAGCTGTTATCCAGTCGGCTATGCAGAAGCATTACGCGAAGCAAACACCGCAGCAAGCCCCTGTGGCACAGGCCGCACAACCCGCCGCTACGCCTGACTTTAACCCTGCGCTGCATTACCCCGGCACAACGCCAGAGCAAGCGGCGCAAATCCCTGCAGGCTTTGTCTTTGATCCGACCACCAACCAATATCGTGACGTTGGGCTAGAAGCTGAATTGAGCGGCGAAAATCGCGGGCGTATGTCTGCAATTAATTCGAGCGCCATGCAGGGCGTTGGCATGCGCTTTGGTGATGAAATGATCGGCGCGGTTGGCAACCTCGAAGGGCGTGCGCGTGGCGTAAACCCCGAAGCCATGCAAAACCTGCGCAAACAGCAGGCACGCGCAACAATCAGCCAAGATGCGGATAATTACCCCGGCACAGCCTTAACGGGTGAAATCGCAGGGGCTATTGCGTTGCCCGGCGCGGCAATCACAAAGGGCGCGGGCTATGCGGTGAATACGGCACGCGCCATGGGTGTGGGTGGTTTTTTCGGCGGCGCTACGGCCATGGGCGATGCTGACGGTAGTGCGGCAGATCGAGTAACCGCCGCGCCTGTAGGTATTGCTCTTGGCGTAGCAGGTGGCATTGCTGCCGTTCCCGTTGCAAAACTGGCTTCATTCGTTGGTGAAAAGTTCGGTGCATATGCAGGGCGTATTATGCGCAGCAAGCGTTTCTTTGACGGGCAGGCGATTACGTCCGAGGGGCGCACCGCTTTGGAAAAAGCAGGTATAAACGCTGACGAAATCAGTGAGGCTTTCGCCCGTGAATTTGGTGATAGCGCGGCAAGGTCTACTGACCCTGTGGGCGCGGCACGCGCAACGCAGATGTCGGAGTTTGGCATTCCAGCTTATCGTGCCAACGTAACAGGCGAGACAACAGACTTTGCGGACTTTGAACGCGCAAGGCGTGGCGGTATGGGCGCGTCTGCGGCAACGCGGGTGGGCGAGGCTGGCGATGTGCAAATGACAGCAGCGCGGCGTGCGGGCGACGACATTGCAACGGGTGTCGGTGGTGGCCGTGTGGGCGATCAAGCGGACGCAGCGGTCGCGGTCCAAACTGGATTGCGTGGCGCGCGTGACAAGGCGCTGACCACTGCACGCGGTGCATATGATGACCTTGAGGCGGCGGGCGGCGGCGTGCGCGGCGGTTCGGCTGTTAATTTGGGTTCACGCATTGGCGCAGAACTGAAAACAGGCAACGTGACAATCAATGCGCAAAGGTCGCCAAACGCAGCGGCGGCGCTTGATGACTTGGACGCGGCGTTTATCGGTGCTGAAAATGGTTCAGTTCCGTTCATGGATATGGAACGTGCGCGGCAGAATTTGGTCAAATTGCGTGGCGCGGCTTATCGCGGGTCGCTTGGATCTGATCAGAACGCAATGGACAACGTGATTACGGCCTTTGACGATAAGGTCGATGAAATTATGACGACAGCCATGATCGACGGCAGCGAAGAAACGCTGGGCAAGGCGCAAAGTGCGCGGCGGTTGTGGCGTGAATACTCGCAAACCTTCACTGGCAAAGATGCAGGCAGCAAGTTCATTCAAAAGATGATCGACGAAGACGCCAGTCCTGATGATGTTGCAAAGTGGATGTTTTCGGCAGGTCGGCTTGGTTCGGGTCAATTCAACTCGACGCTGGCTAAATCTGTGCGTGAAACACTTGGGGACGATAGCGAGGCTTGGCAGTCTGTGCGCCAAGGTGCGTTCCGTCAGTTAATTCAGCGCACCGAAGGGACCACACAGATGGGTCCACAGAAAATGGCGTCCAACATTGCGGAGTTCTTCAATTCCCCGACAACGCGGCAGCTATCGCAAGAACTGTTTAGTCGCGATGAACGCGGGTTGATGATGCGGTATGCAGGTGCTTTGCGTCAGATGGTTCCACCCGAAGGGGCGGTGAACCATTCCAACACTGCTTATGAGTTGTCACGTATGGGGCAACAGGCTGCAAGGGCGCTTGCTGGCACTATCGGCTTTGCGTCTGGTGGTCCAGCGGGTGCAGTCGCAGGTTCAGCGGCCAGCGAGGCTGTGCAGGGCGTGCGTAACGGTGCGGCGGTTCGGACTATGTTGCGGCCAACTGCTGCGGTGGCATCGACTGCGGCCAGAACTACGCCCGCTGTGTTTGTTGCACCGGGCTTTGAAGCCTATGATTTTACCAGCGGACTGTTCCAAGGCCAGCGAGAATAAGCCAGCCACCCGAAAAAGCCAGCATCAATCCAAGCGGGTAAACTATCGTCCAATCACCCTTATTTATCAAATGCAACCAATAGCGAAAGCCTGCCAGAATTAAGGCGGCAATCAGAATTCCGCTTGCGATTTGTAAGGGTAAATCTTCCATAACAATCAAATAGGCGGTTTCCCATGCCAGTTCAACTATCATTCAGCCCGAACCGTGCGTTTGACGCCCTGTCCATCGTTCCAGCGGCGCGGGTGTCGTTTTTTATCAGCGGTACAACCACCCCGATTACGGTGTTTTCGGACGTTGATCTGACCACACCGCTTGCGCAGCCTGTGGAAGCTGACGGGGAAGGTAGCTTTCCAGCCGTGTGGGCAGATGGTGCAACATCGGTCAAAGCGGTTGTTACTGACGCAAGCGGGGCGGCGATTGACACGTTTGACCCTGTTATCCTTGCAGCAACGTCTGGCGGCGGGGCTGACGAGGTTAGCTTCTCTCCTGTGACCAATAACCCAGCAACCAACGTAAATGACGCAATTCTGAACTGTTTGTTTGCAGGTGGAAACCTTGCTGAATTGACAGATCCAGACTTGGCACTCTTGAACATCGGCGGGCTTGCGCCTGATGGTGACGGGTCTGGTTTAAGTGGCATTGTCACAACGCTTGCAGGGGCTATTTCCGCCTTTGCATTTACATCGGTTCCGACAGGTTGGCTCGAATGTGACGGATCAACAGTATCTCGGACCACATACGCAGATTTGTTTGCAGCAATCGGTGACACCTTTGGCGCGGGTGACGGGTCAACAACCTTTGCTATTCCAGACCTTCGCGGCGAGTTTCTTCGCGGCTGGGACAACGGGCGCGGCGTTGACGCGGGCCGCGCCTTTGGTTCTGCGCAGGGCGATGCGTTCAAATCTCACAATCACACTATCGAACGTTTCTCAAACGTGGCTGGGGGGGCGTCGCCCAGTGTAGCGTCGGCAAACAGCGGTCAAAGCAGCACTCAATCCACATTAAATAGCGGCGGAGACGAAACACGCCCACGCAACATCGCAATGATGTATTGCATTAAATTCTAAGGAAATCCCATGAAAGAATTATATCACTTTAATGGAGAAACTGGCGAATTTGTCGGCAAGTCTCCTGCAAGAAAAGACCCGCTGGACTCGCTGCGGTATCTTATCCCGGCCAACTCAACTGATGTCCATGTTGAACTCATTGAGGGCAAGGCGGCGCTGTTTGCCGACAGCGCATGGTCACACGTTGACGACATGCGCGGCGAAACATACTGGTTGCCAGACGGCACAGAAATCACAGTGGACACGCTCGGCCACGTAAAGCCCAACAATGCCTTGAACGCCAAGCCATTGCCGACCGCGCAAGAAATACGCGCAGCCATTGCGTCAATTAGCCCGATGCAAGGCATCCTGACGCTGGGCGAAGCCGAATGGGAGAAGGTTTTAGCATACCGTGACGGCGCAACGTGGGCCGAAAAGATTGTGATTGACAACGCGGCGGACTGGGTTCGCACAAGCCAAAACATCGCTTTCTTTGGTCACTTGCTGGATTACACTGACGAGCAGATGGACACGCTGTTTTTGCAAGCGGCGCAGGTCAACGCATGATTAACGCCCGCTTGTCACGACCGCTTTATATCTTAGCCCGCTTTGCTGAAATGCTTATTTCGTCGGGCAGTCGGGTTATCAACGCGGGTGTGTTCGGCGGGTCAACGCACCAGACGACAAGCGCACGGGCCTACATTGACGGCAAGACAAACGCAAAGTGGGCCAAGCGCCGTAACATGATTGACCGCGTGTTTTGGTTC